GCAAGGTTATTCTACCTTGTTACCAACCCATTAATTAGCATGGCACCTTAGGGAAACCGAGGGGAGAGCTAACTAACAACTAATCATATATGGAGAATAAATTAAATAAAATTAAAACAGTACTTCGTACTATCTTAGATTCTACTCAAAGTATTATCCACAACCCTTACGGATTGACTCCTCTTGAGTTCGAGCGTTTCTTCGATACATATGCGAATGAGTTCACAAAGACACTTAAACACAACGGTAAAGAATACACGCTTAAACTCTTCAAAGAATTACACAACCAGTCTGTCCGGCTCGTCACCAGGGAACCCTGGTCTCCTATCCCGTACCATAAGGCAAATACAGCTGGGGTGAGTACTTTGCTCCTCCCAGTCTTAAAACACCTTCAAAGTGACAGGTATAATGAGATCAGAATAATTTTATCGGTAACCAGGTTACACGAGTCGATCAGGCTTGCGCCGGAACTTGACTTACTTCCAATTGTTTCGTCTTACTGTGGAACAAAAGATTTAGATGAATTTGACAAGGAGTTTCTATCATTTCTTCAAGATTCCCCAACATCAATATCACTTCGTCAACATCTTCCGCAACTTCAAGGCCGCCAAGAGTTAATAGGACGCATCCGATCCGGTCCGAACGGTCAGGCGATTGTTACCAGCCATTATGATGCGGTTGCTGTAATGTCTGACAAACCTCTGGCACTTGCTATACAAGGATTTAATGTACTGCTTTCACAGAGTCATATAACCCAACATATGGCATGGTGTTCAAAGATAAGTCAGGACATTAAGCTCCCGTCACCACTTTGGTCAGGAAAACTATCGCTCTGTTCTGAACGGGCGGGGAAGACACGTCTGTTTGCAATTGGTGACTATTGGTCACAGAATAGTTTACAGACTTTGCATGACTGGCTCATGGAAATATTGAGGTCATTACCAACCGATGCAACCTTCAATCAAGGACAGGGTTTCTTTCGAATCTTATCTAAGAAAGTTGGGTACATGGCTAGTTACGACATCAGTAAATTCACGTGCCGAGTCCCGCTTAGACTTCAAACCACAATGCTAGGTTTCTACACATCCCATGATCTGGCTCGACATTGGGAAGGGATCGTTGGGCATCGATCGTTCCGCACACCGACGAAGGAAGTCGTGAAATGGAATGTCGGTCAACCATTGGGATTATTATCCTCGTGGGCAACTTGCACTCTACTCCACCACCACTTGGTCTGGTATGCAGCGTATCGACACTTTGGCGATCACCGACCTTTTGAAGGGTACCAAATTTTAGGTGATGATATAGTTATCTGGCATAAGGGCGTAGGCGAAGCTTACGCATGTTTATTAGGTGAGTTGGGTATAGAAATAAATCTGACAAAGTCTAAACTCTATATCGGAAAACAAGAGAAACTACCTATTTTCGAGTTTGCCAAACGCCTAGGCGTCCGTAATCACGAAATAAGTGGAATCCCTTATGATCTTTTACGGAATTCAACTCAATCAATTTATGACTATGTTGACTTGGTATTGTACCTCGTCGAGTCCAAACTTCCACTAAACAGCAGAGAATTAGCCCTTCCCGAGTACTTATCCCCAAAGGGACAATACTTTTTAGAAATTCTTTTGTGGGAAAAGTCTCTTGGGCGCCCCGCATGGCTCAAAGGCCGATTGG